GGATCGGATTTTTCCGTCAACCCAGGTCCGAGCAGTCAACTCGTCATCGCGGATTTTGTAGAGAGTTTCCCGCTGCTTATCAATAGTCACCACCTGAGCGTTCAGTTCCCGCAACTTCGCCTTGAGCCGTTCGATAGCCATGGAAATTTTTCGATACTCAGCATAAACGGACACGTTATTGGTTTGAATCTCCATGGCCTTGGCGTTGTTCGCCTGAGCGCTCGCAGACAAAACATTTCGAGCAACAATCAGATCATCTAGTTTCGGAGATAGGACATCCGGCAGAAGGGTTTTTACCACATCCGGCACATCCTGTCCGACAGCCGGTAAACAGAGCACAAAAGCAATTAACACAACATACATCGGTTTCATTATATGAATCCTTTCTAAGAAACGACATCAACCTTCGATCTCTAACAGTCCTACTCGAAACCAGAGGCGAAGTTTCTCCAACTGAATCTCGTTATTCAACGCGGTGCTCGGAATAAAAACAATTTCTTCACACCTCTGCATTTCCGTATACCGAGTAGACACGACAACAATTCGAGTATTTGTTGTATGAAATGTTTTCCATACCAAGTCCCTAATAAACTGCGCATCGTTTTTCATCGCTTCAACTGTCCGTTGCGCGTTGCGGATCATCAATATACCAGATCGGGTGAGATCAAAACGGGCCGGGAATCCTAGACTTTCACGGGCATAATTGTCGGCTTGCATGTAGTTGTTCCATTCGCGCCGAATCACAGTTGCCGCCTTCACAAAATCCCCAGTCGTGGAAAACCCGTCACCGTAGATCACGAGATTCCCAATGCCTTCTGAACGGGCCTGTGCCGTCGCAGGCGAGATAGTCGCCGCAACGGTCAGCGAGTCGCAATAATGGACATAATCACTGTCCACGGTCGTCGTGGTACTTACCACCCATGCACCGTGTTCTGTCGCGTAGGCTGGCAGGGCGATCAGCAGAAACAGAACGGACAACCAAAGACGTGACACCTTGGTAGTGCCGCTCGCGCGATCCTCTGACATCTCTGGTTGTCCGTATCTCTGTCTCTTCATTTCACTTCCTCACTGGTCGGCAACTTGATCCGGCCATCGCTCAACATCTGTACCCACTCGGTCGCGTCCAGCGCCACCGCCGAAGCCGCACCCTGCTTGACCTCTTTCAGCCGCTCCTTAAGCCAATGCGCCTCTTCACGTACCATCTCACGCTCCTTGCCATTCTTCTCAGTCGTGACCACAAAGACGGTCAGCGCCTTATCGACCTTCTCAAGCGCCTGCACGATGGTCTTATGCTGTTCCCGCAACTTCGCCCGCAGTTCCAGAAGGTCCTTGTACTGCTTCGCCATCGCCGCGTCCTGCGAGTCCAGCGTTGCAACGCGGGCCGTGAGCACGTCCACACGTTCCTGTGCCTTCGTGGGCGTCTCAGTCTCGGCCCACACCGCTTGAATCACCGCGAGCGTTGCAAGGGTCAGGGCAATAGCCCCGATAATCGTGTTTTGAACCTTCATTTCGTATTCCTCAAGTAAGATTTAGCGGCCCCGAAACCCGTGTCCCTGGTGCTCTGTGCCGGAGCGTTGCGGTAGGAGTGGGGGAAGGGTTGCTTAGAATTGCCACTCGTCCACGCATTCCGGGGCCGCCATTTATGTAAGATCGACTTTCTTTTTCCTTCGTTTGACATCCGCGACTTTCGTACCGATGGAGCCTCGTGCAATCGGCCCCGTTACCTTGTTCACGTCTCCGCAGGTCGGGTTAAATACTTGCCCCGTCCCTTTCAGGTAATCGAGAAATTCCTCAACCCACACCCAGTCATCCGCGTCCCGGTCCTTCGGGTCGGAAATGTCATTGAATCCGGTCAGCACGCAGTTGTATGGATAGGTGAGAGAAATCGACTGTAGATCCGTGCCAAGTTTCGAGAGATCAACAAAGTCCAAATGCACCATGATGGGGCTAAGGTCGTCGCCTTCAGCCCGCATCTTATCCACGGTCAAACAATCCAATACGGCGGATTTGCGGGCAAGTGTGAAATGATTCGGACCGCCCTTCCATCCGCCCATGATGTTGCACCGGATCATGAGATCGAGTAGTTTCATTCCGGTTCTCCCTTCGGTAAACCTTCAAGCCATTCCACAAAGCCCCGAAGCGTATGGATCTCTTCCGGCGTCTCGCGATAGCACTTCATCAGGATAATCATGTTCTCATACATGTCGCCGTCCGGAGTATGAGGACGAACCATGAGTTGATTATTGACGAGGCGCTCGAAAGACTCGTCCAATGAGATTTCATCCTGAAGTCCCCGCATTTCATCGAGGCATTCGAGGAATTCCTTCGTCCGCATCTGCTTCTGGATGAATCCCGACGGGTCCGCCATCTCGCTTAGTCCGCCCATGGTCACTTCCTCCAACCCCAGATTGCCCCGGATAGACCATTCACGAATCTTTGCAACAGCGCCCGGACGATCAGGCAGAACGCGATTCCTGCCACGAAACCGATTGATCCTGCCAGTAGACTCGACATGGCTATCTCCTCAGAAACCGGCCCGACATGCGGGTCGAGAGCGGGTCCGAGTACATTTGCACACCCCCGGCCCGATTACTGCACAGATCGGACCATGGAACGCCGTCTACAATTTCCAACACACCGAGAATCTTCAGTTCCCAGGCCGTGCTGAATGTGGTGCCGCTTTGGAGGTTGACCCGAAATCCGCGATGGCTTCCAACGGTCGCGCCGGGGAGGAACAGCACGTACGGCGTCAACTCCGCATCGCGCCCTACCCGCACGATGGGCGTACCGCCTTTGAATGCTTTCGAGTAAAAGGGACTTCCCGGCTCCTGATAGTTGGGCAACAGGTATCGGTAGTACCCCGCGCCGGCAATGGCGAGATCGGTCACGGCAAGGATCAGGTCCGCCACCGCTTCGTTGCCTTCGGCCTCACTCGTTGCGCTCGACACTTCGGCCCAGGCCGTGCCGTCAAAGACATAAATCTTGTTTTCCGTCGCGGAGTAGACCGCGCTTCCGGCCCTTGCGTTCCCGGTCTGGTCCTCGAAATCGGTCACGCTTGGCAGGTTCAGGAGATGCGAGAACGATCCGGTGGGAGCGGTGATCGTGCCGGTGGCGTAACCGAGCGTCGCGTCGCCCATAAGGGGTTGCTGGATCTGCTTCCAGTTGATCTCGTGCTGTTGGGCCACCGCCAACGTTGGAAGGGCCAGAAACAGAAGAGCACAGAGGCAATGCATGGCGAGGTCTCCTATTGGAGATATAGCCCTCAGAGCACGCCGATCTCCTTGAGCACGTTCAACATGCGCCTGATACTCGGTTTCGGCCCGAAATTGCGTTCCAGTTCCCGCCTCGCCTCCCGAACCGCTCCGGCCGCATAGTCCTCTGTCCCCATCATGCCTTCCGCAACTTCGACAGCCTTTTCGAGGATCTTGGATGGTCCGCACCGGAGCGACGGCCACAACAGGTCCGACATGTCGGTCATATCGGAACATACGCACGGGATGCCGAGCGCCGCACAGTCCATGAGCAGGCGCCCCTGGTGGCCCTTGTTCTCGGCGAACACGATGAGGTGGCAGTTGACTAAATGCTGAAGGAACAATGGGTACGGAAGCCAGGTCGAGACACAGGTGTGCCGGAACTTCAGGCGGGACGACCACGAGCCGTCAATGCTATGGGGCAAGAGCCGGTCCTTCATCATCTTTGGATTCGGTTCCTTGCCCCGTTCGTAACTTTTCGGCACGTTGAGAAACAGGAATTCAACCTTGTCGCCAAGCCTTGAATGAATCGCGTAGGCCGTCAGGAAACTTGCCTCGCATTGCGTCCAGACCAGGAACCCGACGCGGAGCGTACCGCCAAACCTGGCTGGGTGACGCTTCGCAATGGCCTCGACCGGGTAAGGCACGGGTAGCCAGAGCACCTTGCGCGTGGGGAAGATCGTTTTCCACAGGCTCACGTCACTGCGCCGTGCGCACAGAATGGCGTCGGCTTTCTCGTAGAAGGCCATCTCTTCGGGATAAAACGTGCCGCGCCGTTCAATGGCCTCGTAATGGTGCAACCCATGGAACGCGCACACCTTCGCGCCAGGGAACCGGCCCCGGAGATAGGCGAAGATCCGGCTGGAGTTGTTCGGCTGCCCGATCAGGAAATAGGCATCCGCTTCCGGGATCTCCGCAATCGGCGAGCCGGTCCGTGAGCCGAAGAAATACTTGAAATCAATGGCAGGCTCGCAGCCGGTATCGGGACCGAGCAGGTAGGGCCAGTACGTGTAGGTGGCTTCTGCGATAGGATCCGTTCGCTTAACGCACGGCCCTTGTTCGGGGTCGATCATTACAATACTGGTCATTAGTGGATCTCCGGTTCCTTTGGTTCTTCCTTCGCTTCTCGCGGCTCCCTCCACACCAATGTAAAATCGTCATCGTTCAAACGAACCGCTTTCACGAGACCGCTCACGCCCCGGTATTGGAGCACGTATTGGCTTGTACTGATGGCTACCGTCTCGCCGAAATAGGAGCGGAGACCGTCCAGCACTCGCACCGTATCGCCCGTTTCGACAATCGTTGGATTCCAGGTAATGAGGGACAAGTCGGCCCTCTGCGCCGCACGTACCGGCTCAATAATCTCTGCCACGGACGCGCGGGGCCTGAAACTTGCGCCAAGCCGGTCCTGGATCTGGATTATGGCGTCGTTCGTTTCGCGCCGCAGTGCGATATACCGCTTCCGCATCTCGTCATCCTTCACCGCTTCCATCATTTGCCGATAGTAGGCTTGCCGACGAAACAGGGCGTCCACGTCCTTGAGTTCTTCGCCAATGGCGGTCCGATCCGGCTCCGGTAATTTCTCCCAATAGGTCCCATCGATGTATGCGTCCATGCCGAGTTGCGGATCCGGGGACAAGTCCCGGCCATCGGGCACAATCATTTCGAGTCTGCACCGGCAATTCGACAGGCATTGCGTATAGCCGCTGCGAGGCACGGCGGGCAGCGGGTTCGATCCAATCCCGAACTTGCTGTAGGGGTTCCCGGCTTCCAGGGCGAGGCAATCGGCGCAATGCTCCGCAATGCCAAGGACCCAATAGATTTTCACATCGGAAGGTAGCGAGGCCGCAACGGAGAGGTCGTACATGCCATCGAGCGTGTCGCCGTACATGGCAAGTCTCTTCATGTACGGCATCTTGCCCGTACCGTTGCGCACATCCCGCATGAAGCCTTCGGCGAACTTAATCTCTTCCCTTACCGCGCCTTGATACGCGGCGATCTCCAGCTTACCGATCGGCTCGGTTAATCCAACAGTTTTTCGACCGAGTTCCCAGCAGTTGCGGAACCGGGCGTCCATGAGGGTAGCGACTTCTTTCCGGAATTGGGCGTCCGTGATCTTTCCGCCCGCCGCGCGTTGAATGGACCCCCACAAGTCCCGCGTATAAGTTTCTTTACCGGCCCCCGCTTTCTCGCGGTATTCTTTTCGGTCCTGGTGCGGAACAACGATGCGGCCCGTCACGGTGCGCAGGTCTATGGCGACTTGCTGCACGCCCGCAACGCGGTTCTTACGGATGTCCTTGCTTTCAGTGATTGCGATCATAATTATCCGACACAGAGACCCGGTATGGAACGGCCAGGGAGGGGGGTCTGGCCTGGACCTTACCGGGATCTCTGCGCCGAAACCTCGTGTACTCTTTGGACAAGCCCCTGCGTGGACCAGTTGTCACGATCCAGCCCCACCAGTTCCTCGGCAGGCCCGAATCGGCCCTGTACCCTGTGTTCCCACGCCAGTTTCGCATCGAGTAAAAAGCACAGGTCCCGCAACATGTGTTGCAGTTCGGAACGCCCCATCAATTGCGCCACCGCGTTATCGGGCACGTCGGTCCATTCAGTAGCCGCAACGGGTTCGCTCCGTCGCATCGGCTCCGAGACCAGGCCATATTCCTCAACCTCTTCTTCCGAGAGACCGAGCAGTTTCACATAGACCCACTTGGCGGGCGGCGGGCCGTACATTGCGCCCAAGAGGTCTACCACCTTGGCCTTGAGTTCTTTCGTCTGCCAATCAATCAGCTCGTCCTCAATACCCAGGGGAGGCCAGTTAATCTCGAACTTCGCGTCCTCCGGATCAATCTGTCGTATCGCGAGCTGAATTGCATAAATGCGGCGCAAGCCCTGCCCGTACCCGAGCTGGCCACGCCTGCACTTGCGAGCAAAGGCCACGTCAACGCGGGTAATCACGTTCTTACCGTTCACATCGCTCGCGTCACCGCCGCCAATGCTCTTCGGGATCTGCGCACCGCCGTAATACTTGTCGCGAAAGTAGTTGACAACGTCCAACATGCCCCGGAAATTCGTTTGGCCCGTGAGTTTGCTCACCATGGCCTTCGAGTCGGGCCACGTGGGCATGACAATGTCCTCTTCCGGCGTGATCGGGGACCGATCAATGCGCATCCGGCCCTCACGGTCGAAACTCGTTCTGAACTTGATCCGGTTCATAAACGCGGTCGCGTGCGCCATGCCCTCTTCCAGGCTCGTATCCTCGCGCACCGGGATCTGGTACACCGTCCTGTCGCTTGCCCGTAACAACACACCAATACAGAGCGCGTCTTCCAGCATGAACCACTGCTTGATGCAGCGCCGGAGCGGGTGCAGAATGGAGCGCCCGTAGGCTTGATCGTTGCCGCCCTGTAATTTGAAATGGACCATTTCAATATCGGAGAACTTCTCGCCCCCACCATAGGCCATGGAGCCTATTTCGGACTGGACGAAGGTCTCTTTCGGATCTTCAATGACATTGCCCCTGAAGTTGTAACTGATTGATCCGGGCGGTACGCGCACAACGGCTCCAATCGTATTGACAATGCGGTTCGGAACAAGTTCCACGAACCGATCCCCGTTCTGGTTCAGATCCCGTATCCCGCACCAGGTATCATCCTTGATTTTTGTTACCCTTTCCAGTAAATCAAAAACGAACTTCGCGCCATTGTGCTCGGTCGTGACCTCGTAAGAATCCCCATGCGTACCGGCAACGGAATTATCGGCATACGTATCGAGTACCGCCGTCACTTCGGGCACGTCATTATCGAGCGCGGCGTATTCCTCGTACCGTTTCTTGCGGTCACCCTCAACTCTCGCGCGTTCCCAGTAGTAGTTTTCCGTACCGAACCTCGCGGAACGCGGCTGCTCGACCCTTGCATGTTCTTTCGACGCGCCGCCGAAGTATTGCCGTACCCGGTCCCAAAAAGTGGTTCTCTCATTATCGTTCATGGATCGTTAGTCCTCCACCAAGCCAGTCCGGTATTTCCGTGCCTTCAAAGGCCGGTTCTCGTGTCACAAGGACCGGGACCACGTTCTCGGTAGGCCGCATCGCACGACGCATGAGGCCGTACACGACGCCACACAAAGCGTCCACGCAGTCCTTCGATCCTTTATGTCCAATCGGGTTTTCCTCGTCATAAGCGGGATGATCGACCTTCCGGGCAATGGCATCGTATCGCAAATGCTTCAATTCGCGATGCACTACCGAATGCCGATATAGGATGAGGCGATCCTCTTGCAGAATGGACAGCAGCGCATCCCACGGCGCAGTGTCCCGGTCCATGCTTATGTTCTCTACTTGCAGGCCAAGCGCCTTGAGTTCCTGAAGCATTTGAAGACTCTGCCATTGGTCCGCGCTTGCCCTGATCTTGTATCCAAGCGCCTTGAGATCCGCCACGAATTCGCGGACATCGGCAATCTGGATCTCGCCTTTCTTGCCGGGAACCACCTGGAGCATGAGTTCGATCACAATGGTGGGTACGCGGATGAATTGCTCCTTACCGGGCAGAGGCTCAACTTTCCGGATCTCCACCTTCTCGACATACCCCATGGCCAGGCCCGTGGGGTCACCGGCACGCTTCACGCCCAGGTCAATGTGCAAGTGGCGCATCTTCTCCGGGTATCTCCGAATGCGGGACTTTGCATCGAGCAAATAGTCCAGGTCCAGCCCGAAGGAAGGGCCAAGATCGGTTGAGTCCGCATTCGCCGGATGGCGCAAGGGCTGTGCTATTACCTGGCCCCCGCCCTCGCCTTTGACGATGATCGCGTAATTCGCCGCACGTTCATAAGCACGGTCGAGAATGCTCCGGTCCCGCACAAGGACCGTGCGCGTAATGGTTCGCTTGCCGCCCATCTCCCTGCACGCCATATCAGGGTCTTTCTCGAACGGTTCCCGAAAACTATCGGGCACAAAGATCTCATCGCAGTCGTCCGCGACAGGCTCGTCATCTTTCAGGATGCGGGATGGAGTCGTGTCGTTCCCGACCTGGACCCGGAACGTGGGTATGTAACGGTTCCCGGCCTCGTCTCTCACTTCGTAGTTTTCCGGGTTCGATTCCCACGTTGCCAGTTCGAGCACCCTCACGTGCGGATCGTCGCGGGATTCATTGATGTGGTTCTCGATCCAGTCGCCCGGATGCAGGGCCGACGAGATCAGGATTACGTGACCCGGCACGTGCATGGCTTTCGAGAGCCGGGACTTGAGTCGGTTCGTAGCGGACCGATACAGCTCCGTCATGTGGTCCGACTCTTCATTCGTGATTTTCTCGGTAGCCGATCTCGACGCATAAGCAAGCCAGTTCGCCTCGTCAATCACCACGCCCATTACGTCCAGGCCGATAATGCTCGTATCGGTTGAATTGCCGCATTCAATGTTGATATGTTTCGGGAGCCGAACAGACCGCTTCGAGAGTTCCGGGTTATATCTAGCCTCCTCGAACCGATCCCGGAACCAGGGCGAGCCGATTACCATGCGGCGGAACTTTGCGAAGAAGGCTTTTTGCGCCTGGCTTTCCTTAATGCCCAGGTTGTAGTAGTAGAGATCGCTCGACGGGGCGAGGGCCAATTGCTCTTGAGGCGAGCGGAAACAGGCGAGGCAATAAACATCGTAGGCCACAACGGTAGCTGCGAATTGCGTCTTGCCCCATCCGATCCCGCCGCTCAAGATTACTTCCACGGCGACAGAAGAATCTCCATGGAAGAGTTGCTCCCCTTCTTCAACGAGGCGCGGGTAAAGAGACGCGGTAGCGCCGAGGTAAAGGGGCGACGTGACGAAGGTCCGATAGTCAACCGGCTCCTCCTCATAATCGGTTTCCCACAGATAGGTCTCGCAATCGCTCAACGCTTCTTCGGTCAGGGGAACCCGGTCCAGGTACGCAAGTTCTTCCTCGGTCAGCGGCGCGTCTACCAGGCCCGCGCCATGCACGTTCCGATACAGGTCTGCGAGTGTGGAGGTTACCATTAGACTTCCTCCACCATGTAAATCGACAATACGCCGGTATCGGGATCGGGTTTCCAGGTCAGGGTGAGACCGCGCCGGTCACCGTCCATGACGAAGCCATAGACCGTGCTGTCAATTGCGGCAGGATCGCCCGTTCCTTGCCGCTGTAACACACCGCCCACGAAAACAAAGATGGGTTTCTCCGCCGCCTTGTGCGAGAGCGGGTAATGCGGCGTCTGGTCGCCCGAATCGCTTGTCAGGACCTCAAAATCCCATGTCATTGCGCCGCTTGAGCCTAAATCGCCGAGCGGAGACGCCTGGATCTCAGTTGCACCCGTTGCAAAGCCCACAACGGCATGGGGACCAGACGGGATGGATTGAGTGAGTTCCTTCGCCGTGAAATCCGCATAGACCTTTGCGCCCGGTGTCCAAGACCAGTCCGCGTTGTGGATTGTGCCGCCCACTTCGACCTTACCAGCCGCTACTTCCCCGCTCACCATGGCTTGACTTGCGAATCCCATAAAGCCCGACACGGCGGTTTGATTCTCGGAATCAAGCACCACCAGGTTTCCGACCGAATCCACGTAGAGCGGATCGCCTTTCGTCGGATACCGGGTATTTGTACCATCGTCCGACACCTCCATGTCGCCGCTATAGGTGGAGGTATCGCCGAATTCTATTGCCACGCCCAAGGCAAGGATCGGCGTCGCGTCCTCGTCGCTTCTTCGGCAACTCCTGGAAATGCCATGCACGGCGAATTCAAGCGATTGCCGGTACGCTTCACGCGGATAGGCCCAGCATGAGGGATTATCAACCCACTTGTACACGATGGGGCACTGGCGCAAGATCCACCTATCTCCGGTGGCCCCGCACCAGGGGATTTGTTCTTCCCCGTAATCGTGTCTCGTATGCGGGATCTGGACAGTTTTCTCGAACCGTATCCAGTAGAGTCCCTCGCCGTCAACGTCAACGGATTTCCAATCCCTACCAGCCTCAAATGTAATGATGCGCCGTTCGCCACCGGACGCGGGTAAATTTATGCAGTCTTCCGTCTCGTCACAAAGCCCAACGCCCCGCTTCCAAACCGTGTCACCGACTCCATCTTCCGTACTGTACTCGAACTGGTTTATGTGGATTCTGTACAGGGGATCTTCGCGGTAGATCGCTGGAATTTCGATCTCGTTGAATCTGTAATTCGCTCCAACATAGAGATAACTGGCATTATTTTCACCCGTCCGCTTGTCGCCCTGCCCCCACATGCGTTTGTAATTGTCTACGAATGGAGGCGATACTGTCGTATCCTCAATCTTGCGCATCGAGACGCTCACCGTGGCCGGTGCGTGCTCCACCGCTTTCGTACCCAACTTGCCGCGCACACAACTTTCAAACACGCCGATGGTTTCCCCGTCCACTTCCTCCGTTGTGAAGTTGTCATAATAGACCGCCTCCACATCCGAGATTGCCCGCACAACTTTCGATCCCACCAAGCCATCGGCATAACTCGCAATCCACAAGTATCCGGACGCGCCCGCCACGAAGGTCTCGCCCCGCGATCCATCGTGCATGAGGCTGCCCATGCTAATCTTGATCGTTGTAGCCGTTTCGTCGATGGGCTCGTGCAGGTGCGCCGATGGCGTGAACCGGACGAATCCGGACGTATCGCGTCCATCCGAACTTTCAATACTTATATCAAGCAAATGCCGATCATAAACGCCACGCGAGTACAAGAACTGGACCACGCCGCGCCCTTCACCGGGCCGGTCAATCGCAATGGCCCGCGCTGGCCACGGCGTAAAGGCTTGCGTAAACCCATCCGATCCCGCGTCTTCATAAGCCCCGTAATCGCCAAGCGTTTGCGGATACACATCGGTCTGCTGCTGCCGCATCGTGTTCCGGCACGTATCATCGACATGTTCCATCGCAACAACGCGCAAGGTCCCGCCGCTATCGGGAATCTCTTCAATGCGCATCGCTTTGTTCGTACAGTTGGGAATAGAGGCCAGGTTGAGCAGGAAATGATCGCCCGGCGCGGCCATCTGGAGCAGGCCCGACGCCTGGAATTCCACGGTCAGCTTCTCGAAGTGGTCTGACATTAAGGACTGGCGAGCAATCCGATACGCCACGGAGCGGTCAATCGTGGCGCGGGTCCGCACGGTCTGAACGGTGCGCGTACCGCGTACCAGGTCCGCGTCCTGGGGCCATTCGGCCTCCACGACATCGGATCTCCAGGGCAGGGCCAGATCGCTCTCGCCTTCCCGGTTCAGAAACTCGACCCTCACCACATTGGCCGGTCTCGACGTGAGGCTCCGGTAACTATAGGCCAAGTCGCCCTCGATGAGATCATCATCCGTAATGGTGCATAAGTAGCGGCGCGCGGGACGGCGCACGTACAGCATGAGCTTGCCGTCAAACTCCATGACCCGACTCGCGCAGCCCGAACAAGCCTCTTCTACGTAAGTGCTCGAATCATCGAGGGAATCAATGAGCTGATCGACCCGGAACCGGCATTCGAAGAACGCGAACGCGCCGGTCCCGACCTGGACCAGTTCCGAGTACCAGCCTTCAGCGGCCTCAAAACTGCGTAGATCAAGCCAGTACTCGTGTATGCCTTCGCCGAGCCTCTCATGGTTCTTGAGTAACCAAACCGCACCGGCCGGAGATCCCTCACGGGTGAAAATACGGAGCCGGTATCCCGCAACGCCGAGGAACGAGAAGTCCTCAGCGCCGAACCTTGTATAGGCGAAGATCCAGGTTCCCTCCACTGTTGTGTCGCGGATCCACAAGTACCCACTGCGGTGATCGAACCAGGCATCAGTAGGCGCGTTCAGATACGGCTCGCTCGCGTCCGTGGTCCCGGCAAGGATCTGGGCGCGGGTCAGCAGGTCCGTGGCGTCTTTCGTTCCAGCCCCGGCCGTGAACTGGTAATCGGCCACTGGTCCAACGGCGACATTGGCCTCGTCCGAAGTTGTGTACAAGAGCTGCGTCCGGCTCGTGGTATCGAAGATCTGCCAGACCTCGCCAAGCCTGCCAATTCCCTTTGGCGCAAGGCTCGCGCCCGCAATACCCCATAGAATCAGCGGGTTCAGATCTGTCGTTGTCGTGCCCGCAACGGTCCAAGTACCGTCCGATTCCTCAATCTCGATATCGACGTGTTGGAGATATTCGCCGGTGTCAATGTACGCAACGGCAAGGCGCTTATACTCGTGGTCGAAGAACAGCCCGGCGAATGCGGAGAGATTCGCGATTTGAGCCGAAACGTCGAGTTCCGAGAAAACACCGGCCTCAATGTCCCAGGCCAGGATCTTATGGCTCGTGGTGAAGTAGAGGAACAGCACGCCTTCATAAGGATCGAAGGCCCAGGCCCCAATGGTCTCAGCGGACAGGGCTGGCCCTTCAATCAGGGTCCAGTCGCTTGTCTCGGTATACCCGGACCGGCCACTTGCGAAGAGCCGACGCCCGCTCATTGCGTCGCTTACCATGAGCACCGCATCGGCATAGCCCCAATAGAGCGCAAAATCGGCCCGGTCGCCCATTGTGGCGGGTGGATCCGTGTAGGTGGGAGCGCCGCCGAAACGGTTGAACATGACCAGGCCCTTTTTCGTGCGGCTCGATCCGGTCCCGACCACGGCCCAAAAGTAGCCGGTCTCTTCATCGTAACCGAACCAGTCTCCCAGCACTTCCCCGGCAACACCGGAGTCTACCGCACCGCTTTTCTCGTAGATCTGCTCAACATCCGCTACCACTTCCGCCGCCACGGTGGGGAGCCGGTTCATTTGACCGAGCTCACCACTGAAGATCAAAAGCGCCGTGGATCGGAACGGGACCGATCTCGCATAATCGGCTTCCACGATCTCAGCGGCCCTTTCCTGCGTCGCCGTGCCGGGAACCACGTACCAGCCCGACTCGTCATCCGGTATGCCATCGGCCGGGAACAACTCGCCCGGACCAGGCTCGACCTCGTAATCGGCCATGTCGAAATCGTTCAGCCACACGCCATCAACGCCGGTGATTTTCCCTTCGCATAGTGCCCACGCCGCTTTCGCGTAGTAAATCGTGACGTACATGCGTCCGGCCTTGTCGTCGCCTTCGGCAACGTCCACCACGCCCTTGATACGTTGTGCATTCCAGGTCTTACCAATGGCACAGAGGGGCGGATACACGATCTGGCGTCCAATCACGAGGGGCAGGCACACGTTCCGGCCCACCGGGTTGTAGCCGAGGTCCTGGAACGTCGAGTTCTTGAACCCGTCTTGGCGAACCTTGGGCGGGTTCAAGAGGTTGTAGGCCGTGAATCCGAGCGTGAGCAGAAACGCTCCGGTCCCAGAGAAGAGGAACTTCCCGATGGCAATAATTCCGGCTATGAGCACGGGAAGAGGCATTAGACTCGGTAATCCCCCGGACTCTTCAGATGTGCTGCACGTGGAGCCGTGTGGAACCCGCCTTCGTTGTCGAGATTGTTGTATCTTATTTCGCAGTCCATGGGGTGATGGAGACACCCGGGCACGGCGTAGAACTGCGTTCCGACAATTTCCGCTGACGGGATATCGAGGGGAATCTGTAGATCCAAGGCACGGTTCGTGGTATCAAACTTAAAGATGGGAGACGACACGTTCTTGTAGTCCCCGCTCAATGCCTGGACGTACCCGCCCATGAAGTGATTCGCTCCGTTCGCGAGCGCACTGGAATCCAGGACTGTCGTGTCAATGATCCGCCGCGTCGTGGAGCCGGTCTCCGCCGTAACGGTGACCCGGTACGTGCTCGCGTCCACGCCACAGCCCGGCCCGCCGAATTGCCACTGGCATTGCGGGCCGAGACACCGGCGCGGTAGTTCCGTGCGCCGCATGAGGCTTTGCGAGGCCAGGCTGAGGATGCAGCCGCTGGCTTCAAAGGCTACGCCGTCAACCCTTGCATCGACGCGGACGCGGGAATGGAGCGTAGAATCGACGTGATACAGGGCTACCTGGAAGATGCGCACCCGTGCGCCAATTAACCGGCCCCGCGCCGCCAGGTCCGGCAGGGCGATAGGGCTGGTGGTATCGGGAGTGGACACGATGGCGAGTTGAATGCTGTCGGGATACGCCTGCGCAAGACTCTGGTCCACGGTTCCGAGCAAAAAGCCAAGTTTCTGGTACGGGACCCCGGCCAGTTCAAGCGCCCGGTCATGGCATACGAAACGGTAGTCGGGGGTGGCGTCAGGGTTATCGTCGTCCGGGTCAAGCCACAGATGCAGGAACAGGACCGGCATAGAGAAGGTCCGTTCAAGATCGGCCACGGTTTCGGGGGTGAGGACTCGGCCCATAACGCCCCTCCTTTTTCACCCCCGATATAGCGAAAATGCCCCGATCTGGTCAGGATCGAGGCATTCTCAAGGGAAGCGGTGCGGTCCGGCCCTTGGCCGGGGGGAATCTTCACTCCCTGATATAGCGCCAACGTTGGCGGTGGCCTATTTCATTCATGGCGTATAGTCAACCTCGTACAATTTCAGTTGCCCCCTGACCGGGAAGGGCTTGATCCGGCGAATGTTCGCGAGTACCCAGGACCAAGCTCCGGGGTATGGCGCACACCGCGCCGCGTCCTCGTCTTCCAGTATCATGGGCCGGCAGTCCACCAGATCGGCCACGGCCAGGGCGTACCCGGCAGGATGGATCTTCGGGAACTTGGACGAGACGATCAGCAGAGGCCCCCGGTATGGCGTGGCCCAAAGCCGCGTCTCGATTGTCTTTGACCCGGACGCGATCAGGTTCGCCCAGGGTTGACGAACGGAGAGGGCTTTCATGGCTTATTCTCCGTCATATTTGGGGGAGTATATATCACCGAGTCTCCCTTCGCATTGATGAACAGTTTCGCGGTTCTGAGATCTCTTTGAAGCGCCTTCTCGGTCATGGTTTTTCCTTCCTCTTCCACTTGATCCAGTTTTAACTGGAGCCAGCCCAAGGCCCACCCACGGTTTTCGATCTTGAAATGATCGAACTGAATTTCCAGGTCAACTGGAACTGGATAACAGGTAATTCCCTTATAGAGACTATAATTGATCGGTTCGCCGGACGGCTTGTCGGCCAGGCCCACCATGCTCTCTTTCTGCACGAACAATTGAGCGGGCATGGAATCTTCCGCGTCAACACTCAACTCTGTAATCGTTCCATCGTTATGGTGTGGAGTGATTCCCGTAATCGGACACCCCGTTTCCTGCTCAAATGCCACCATTGCCGGGAGCAACGGCTCCAAGACATCCCGGAGCCGCTCCAACGCCTTTATCAGTTCTTCCCTCGTTGCTTTCATGTCGGTTCGCTCCTCTCGTCCAGTTCCAGGAGCCTGGCCTCAAGCCAGGCGCGGGCCTTGTCGGGATGATAGAGATTCAAATGGTCAAACTGGCGGTCTAACGCCCAACATCCGTCACATAGTTTAGTCACGATCATTGGAGTTGGATCTCCGCAGATCATGCAGGGAACTTTTGGTCTGTTATCTTCCATCAGTCCAGCCCATCCTTTCCTTCAATGTGCGCGATGAGCGCCCCACTGTCCGGCTCCGAACACGTCACCGGGCCATTGGTCCGGTCCATTTCAGCGGCCCAATTCTCGATAACGTCACTCGTGATGCGCCAACCCTCGTACTGAAATTTGGCGACAAAGGCCCATTTGAAGTCCTGGTAGAGCCGGTTCGCCCGGTCCTGGCCCAGGCAGTCGGCCAGGATGGACAGGGCCAGATCAGCCGGGCCGCTCCCGCCGTAGCCCCACTCGAACCCGTCCGGGCTGTGCTTGCACACGTGGCCGAGGGGCTTCCCGTCCACGGTGACCCGGTACTGGCCAAGGCGTTGGGGAAAGCGGTTGCCTTCGTAGTGCTTCATTTCGCACCGCCTTTCTTGGCAAGTTGCCGCCGGGTCTCGCGCTCGATCTCGGTGAACAGCCGCGCATTGCTCCAGAACAAGGCGTCCCGGAGCCGGTCCTGGGTTGCCTCGTCCAGGTACATGGTCAGCACGGTACGTTCGACCGCGCCCGCGCCCAGGTTCTTTCCGCGCAGTGGCCGCCCGGTGCGGAGCCTGCCGGTTCGCGCCGGGAAGGGACCACCGTGCGCCCGCTCCAGCCTTGCCAGGACTCGCCCGGCAGCGTCTTCCAAAAAGCCCGTTACGGTCAGGCCCGGAGTAACCTCGGCGTGAACCCGGATGGCCTCGGCGAGATCGGCGGGGAGCATTACGGAGAGTTTCTTACCTACCACGGGAGTGTCCTTTCATACCGATGGAATGTCCCGCAAATCCTCGAACATTGCCGTCAGGTCCGGGCGCGGAAGATCATAGCGCCGGGCATGGCACAGTGCACCTACCGCGTCCCCGATCTTATACATGGCTGTCCATTGATCGCCCGTTACTTCCGAGCCGTGCCGTTGTGCCGACCGGAATGTAGCCTCCAGGCCATTCAGTTCCTCATGCTCGTAGCCTTCGCGGGCAAAGACCGTTGCCGCGCGAGCAAACATGGTAATCGTTGCCGTTTCGTTCATGTTCGTTTCCCTTCTGCGAATAGTGTTTCTTTTTCTTTCCCAACATTCACGAGCGCCGGGTACTCCGCCCACGTGCGCCCGTCAATTTCCGGCATGGAAATCTTGCGCCCGTTGTCCAGGCGCTGCTTGTAAAACACCGGGATGCCGAGCCGGTTGCAATCCCCGATGATACCCCGAACCCACGCATCGTCCATGGGGCGAGCGCCGGGGCCGGACTCGCCACCAATAATGATCCAGTCCAGGTGTCTCGCAAGCGGCTCCAAAATACGCACTGGGCCAAGGAGCGGCTCAAGAGATAAGAACAGCACATCCGACATTCCTCCGATCCGGCTAATAGTGGCATGTAGAGCCGCCTCATAGGATCGCTGATCCCATGCGCTCATTCCAAGCCAGATATTCCTTGTCTGTTCTCGGCCCCATTTGAGCATTGAGCAATATCTGACCTGAATGTAAAGCGCCATACTCGCCCAACGCTTTGTAAGTACCTGGAAAGTATGCCAACGCGCCCGCTCCATCGTGTCGAACACTTGGTCCCGGAATACGTCCGGCACGTCGGGGTGGAACAGGTCCGACATGCTGCACACAAAGACCCGGCATGGCTTCTTCCACCGCAGCGGTTCCTCCAGGCAGTCCGGGTGCAGGGTCACCCGGAACCCGTTTCGGTACTTGGCCTGCTTTGCAGCCTGGAGCCGCCTTGCCATGCGCTCGGCATAGCAGTGGTCACAGGCCTGGCTGCATTTCGTGCAGCCGGTAACAGGGTTCCAGGTCTTCTCGGTCCATTCGATCTTGCTCATGATTTTCCTTTCGTGCCGTGTACCCTCCGAGTTGCCTCGGCGGGCCGCTTGTCCCCCCGTCAAGGGACGGGAGGACCGGCGGATCAAAATGTTACTTCTTTTCCGTCGATTATGCTTTTCGGGCGGGGTTCACCTTGCCAAATCACGATAAATGATCCCTCTTCGAGGTCACGGTCAAGAACCGCATCGTCCTCTTCTGTCATGGTCTGTTCGTACTCCCCGATTTCTTTGTAGAGATGATCGGAGCATATTTCCTCAATCGCGCGCGAAACAACGAATCGCCCACCAGACCAGCTCTCTTCGGGGTCGGCCAATTCTGCATTTCGGCAGATGTCAGGCCACTCGTTCGGTTTCCACGAGAGAATTTTCTGGATAACATCGTCCGCCTCGATGTTACATTCTGCAACTTCGGCAAAGCGCCGAGCGGACTTGCCGAAACCTTCAAGTTTTACGTCGTAATCACGCCAGTTTTTCGGAGGGTTGTAGGACATGTGCTTGCTCCTTCTGCGTATCCCCGCCGGGTCTGTTATGCGAGTTGATTCTTTTTCGCGAACCATCCTGGAATTTCGACCTGATCGCAAGGCCCCAACGCTCGCTCCAGAACGAGCGCGATGGAACGGGGAATCCAAATAGTCGGGCCGTTCAGGATGGAAAACCGGATCGCCTTTTCAGTCCCGTTCTTCACTTGTCCGGTCAGTGTCACCGTTTCGTTTTGGGCTTCTTTTTTGTAGCGGCGGATCTGCTTTTTGATGGCTTCGACCAGCTCCGGGTTGCATGATTCGTGGAATGTCTCCGGTTCTTCGCCTATCGCCATCTGATAGGCCAGGTGTTTTTGCATCTTCGTCAATTTCATGGTCTTTGCTCCTTTTGTTTATTGACCTTATACCTATATAATACCACTTCCACGCCGAAAGTCAAGGGGCAATGCGCATATTTTTCACTTTTTTTCACTTTTTTTTCATGCCCCCGTAAGCCCCTTGTTTTGTTGATGTTACGGTTCCCCCAGGATCACCGGGTATGCCGGGAGCCGTCCCGCGTTTTTCTCGACCACGTAACAGGCAACGCAATACCTAACAGGGCCAGCCGGGGATGGCAGGCTGATACAGGACCGCGCCTTGCCACAGATGGAACAAGTGAGATCCGCGTTGCTCTTTTGGTGCATCATTCAACCCACCTCGGCTCCGGCCTTCCCTCAGCCGCGTAGAGGATTCGTTTCCATTTGTTCAGTTCGTCCGCCGTAATCAGGTCCCGGCGATCTCGCAATCCGGTACGGGATTCGATTGTGAGTAGCACTTCGTTCAGCGCGTCAATGACTTTGCAGTTGTTACAGTTCATCGGGATACCTCCAATGGTCTTGATGTCCAATGCCCGACGATTCCGACATGCCGGGCATACTCTTCGAGAATCTCATCCGCGTGTTCCTGGCAGTAATAACAGCCGGGAACGTCTTTTCCTTCTGACACCAGATGCACTACGGCTGGCCGGTGGCATCGCTCGAAGGTTTCCGGGTTCACGTAAAACGAACAGTTATTCGGGTAGTCAGTCTTCATCGGGATACCTCCATGATATCAGGCTCAGTCAGCCAGACCTCACCATTTGGTTTCACAGTAAAATGAGGGTGCGTTTCGGGGAACCGCCCGATTGTGTATCCGTAATATGTCGGGCCGACCTTGATATCTTTCCCGTCTCGCATGGCGATTTTATATGCAACACAACACACCCCTCTTGCATTGCGTCCGTCGCGTTCCATCCGCTTCGCATCCTTCGGCTGCAAGGTTTCCACCAGTCTTGTCTTCGTCATCACGCCGCCTCTCTTTCCGGTAGCCACCGGGCCACGAATGCCGGGTACGCTTCCGCGCCGCGCCCGGCCTCGATCTCGTCAACGGTCACCGCGATATCGTCGGCCAGGTCAGCCGCGCCAGGCCTCGGCTCGCCAAGGACCTCGCCCCAGGACCGGGGCAAGGCGTTGATCGCGTCGTGCAATGCCTGTGCGTATTCTTCAATGCTCATGTCCGTTTCCCTTCTAAGTGAGATCGTCTAACCACGGGGGCCGGGGACCCGGTTCGGTTCCCGGCCCGGCGCGGTTGGGCGATCACGCCGCTTGCGCTAATTCCATCCGCGAATCAAGGATTTGACCGAACCGATTGATCGCGATGGCTTGCTGGTGAACCGGGCGCTGTTTGGCAATGTGGGTAAAGCTGCCATACAAACCCCACGCCGTACCGCGCTCAACCTTGAACTCGGAGAATGACGGGTTCTCGTACTCTTCAACGACTTTCCCGACATGAGACCAGGGGAGAATTCCCTGCCGTCCCGTCTCCATGAGAATGTTGTTGATATCGGACTCGTCAATTCCCGTGGCCCGATACCGACTGATCCGGTCCTCAATGCCCCGCGCCATGTTCGCCCATCGGTAAATGGCGTGGTCGATCTCGTGTTCGAGCCGCCGCTCCAGGCCGTTTGTGTGCAAGCACCGGACGGCGAATTCGCCTTCGATCAGACCGTTCGAGCACAGCTTGATTTCAGCCCCGACCAGGATGGTCAAGGCCCGATGGCTTGCGTTGTCATGGATAATCCCGAACTGGAGTTTTCGGGGAATGATCTGTCCGCCATTGAATGGGTCTGCGATGTCGAACCCGCCCACCAGACCGGCAGCATCAACTCCGTAGGTAGACCACTTTTCGCCCGTGCTCTCGAACCCGGCAACGGCCAGGCGACGCGACGCGAGATCGACCAGTTCCCCGTGCTGTACGCCCTGCCATCGCTCCGAACGAGCACCGCGCTCAGGAACGGCAATCGCTCTTAACTCTTCTCTTGAAACCGGCTTCCCTGTGTAGATCATGATGTTTCCCTTTCGCGCTTTAGGTCCGCGTGACCTTTATCTAACTCTCATACCTATATTATATCACTTCCCCCACTTGTGTCAAGAGAAAAGCACAAGTTTTTTCACTTATTTTCGTTTTTTTTGATGGGATCTAAGTAGCGTTATTCGTTGAAGTTACGGCAGGAGAGTCCCCGAAAGAGCCTTTTACCGGCTCTTTTTTTCATCAAAACGAAGCCCGATATAGCGGGCATTGGCGGATTTAGCCTCTTTCGCATCGACTATTTTGAGGGTGTCCGTCTGGAGTCTCGCAAGACCCTCTTCAAGCAACGCCCTTCCTATCTTCCCCATGAGCGCAGGCCCAATGCCCCCCCCCCGTTATCAGAGCCGACATTCCGAGTAGATCGAGCAGGCCAGCATCCCCCGGCCCCGCTATGCCCGCATCCCCGAAAGTCAAAAACACCGTCACGGGTTTTTGCCTGTGCCGCATCAGCGCAATGACATGCTTCCAGGGGCTTCCGTATGTGTCTATGTCGATCACATCTTGCTCGATCCTTGGGTTCGCCAGCACCTTGCGCGAATCAATGGTCAATCCGCCGCGTCTCTCCTTCTTGTCCAGCCCCAGGTAACTCTGTACCGGCCCTTCCTTACGCAGTCGATTCCAGATTATCCCTTCCCCTTCCGTACAGTCGAGCACCCGCGCCGATCCGTCGGCGTGGTACTTCCTCAGAAAATACCGGCGCAATGCCAGTTTCGCGGACAGATTACTATTGTCTGTTTTCTTCTCTTTGCGCTTACGCATTGGCCGCCGTTGTCTGCACGAAGATATCGGGATCTTCGGCGATCTTTCGAACCACCGGATCTACCCGGTCGTATCTCTCGATTGGCACTCCGATCAATACCCACACCCGCTCAACCGGCTCCGGGATGTCGAGATCCTTTACCGCATCCGTGTCCTCAAAATAATCTTCGAGTCGAATCTCATTCAAGGCGAGATCCTCCACCAGATTGCGGTCCTGCTCCGCTATGGCGTTAATGATTTCATCGACCGGATCGGCGAACGATCCTGCAAGTTCAGGACTGTTCAAACTCAGGTTCAGGGCCGCCTCGTCGGTCTCGTCCAGGTCCACGACAACGACCGTTGCGGTTTTCTCGCCAAGCCCCTTGAGCGCCTTGACCCGCTGATGCCCGCCCACGATGAACCCGCTTCGCTTGTTGTAGACAATAGGCTCTACCAGCCCGAATCGTTCCACGCTCTTTTCCAGGCGCTTAAGTGCCGCGTCCGAGATCCGGCGCGGGTTGCGCGGGTTCGGTTTCAGGTCCGAGACCTTCATCGTTTCAACCGTGATTTTCTTCGCGTCCATCATGTCCTCCAATTCGCTCCCCCCTCACGTACTGGTCCCCGCCCCGGTCGAAGACCTTGTTGGCGTTGCACCGGGCGCAGAAGGCCAGCTTGTGCCCCCATTCCATCCGGTGCATCTTGCGGAAGTGTTCCAGTTCCGGCCCGTGCCAGGCATCCTCGATGGTCCGTTCCCCGACCTTACCCAGGCGCACATCGCCGAGGTAGTCGCCACAGCACAGGTGAATCATGCCATCCCACCACACGAAAAGCCGCTGCCAGAGCTGAGCGCACGGCGCGGTGACCCGGCGCTGCTCGCCCACCGTGCGGTCAACCGGATCAAGACCGAGCGGGTTCTGATAATCCACGAAGGTGACAAGATCGACCTTGCTCTGCCAGAACATGCGGAACGCCTCGGCTTCGTCCGCATTCTCTTTCATGCGCACCATGGACACCGTGACCACGGGGAACAGGGTTCCGGGCGGGCATTCGTTGGGTTTCCATACTATTCGAATTCTTTCCCGCAACCGCATAAACGCGGTAATGTTCTCGATTACGTCATGGTAATTCGCGCCCGGGCGCAACGCCTCGTACCTGTCAGGGTCAATGGAATCGAAGCTGCAGGCTAGCCGGTCCAGCCCGGCCCGGATCAGGGCCTCGCCAAGGGCCGGGGTGAGCAGCGTGGCGTTCGTGTTCAGGCGCACGTCAAGGACGCCTTTTTCCTTCGCGTACTGGACCATAACGGGCAGGTCCGGGTGCAGGAGCGGCTCGCCCATGTAGTTCAGCTTGATTGCCCGCAGACCCTTCTCTGCGCCTTCGTCGATCACGGCCATGAACGTATTGAGGTCCATGTCGCCAATTTCGCCAATCTTCCCCGCCGCCTTGATGTTCGTCCTCATGCAATGGGGGCAGCGCAGATTGCACCGGCGCGTGGTCTCAATGTCCAGGTGGAGCGGGAACCGGGATACCGTGAAGGTCCGGGGGTACTCGCTCCAGAGTCGCCGGTACTCCCAATACTCGTCGGGGAGATCCTGTTCCCACGGATACATACCGCCAGCCTGCGGGCGAATCTCGGTATAGGATGGGTTGATGATTGGTTCGGTCATAATACAGCCTCAAACAATGTTTGGTCTTTCACCTTTTCCGGTGAATATCCGATCTGGTGTTGCTCTATTCTCTTCCTTGCCACTTCGCAATAATGCGGGTCTTTCTCAATTAGGATGAATCGGCGATTTGTATTCAGACAGGCAATGCCGGTAGTTCCAGATCCGGCGCAGTTATCAAGAACACAATCGCCCTCATCTGTATAGGTGCGAATCAGGTACTCAAACAGGCTCACGGGTTTTTGTGTAGGATGGAGCGTTCCTGTCGCCCTGGGGACCACATCGAATTCCACAACGTTCCATGGGAAACAAATTTCGTTTACCACATGTGGATAACGTACCATTCCCTCGTACATTCCGCCCGCTTTTTCACGATAGATATTCCTGCAATTCATCGATCCATTTATGTTTCGAGTGATTCTTGATCGTCTTTTGATTGGATTGAACTTATTTCGACCGAACGAAAATATAGCTATATCTTCATAACTTCTCATCGGTTGGGTTTTTGCAAAATGAAATCCGGTTGGATTGTTTTTATACCATACCCAACAATACTTAAACCACCTCACGTTACTCATCACCAGTGCGCTCGTGAACGGCTGAGAACCTGTCAGCACTATCGCCGCATGATCCTTGGAGATCCTCTTGTACTGTTCCCACAATGGTTCAAATGGAATAACTGCATCCCACTTGCAAGCAGTTGTTCCGTAGGGAAGATCACAGAGAATCATATCAATCGACTTGTCGTCGATTAACTTCATTACCTCAAGACAATCGCCACGATGAACCGTGTTCAATTCAAGCATTTTCACCTTCGCTGCTTTCAGCAGTGCATGAATTGTGGGCGCACCAGGCCATACCCGTCATGCCCGGGCACAATGACCGGCTCCGCGCACCGTGCCATGAATTGCAGCGCCACGTCGCCGGTAAACTCGTCCCGCCGCGTCGTGCGGATGTTCTTGCTCTGATCCTGGGCCAAAGGCTCGACCCGGAAGATTTCACGGCTCGCAACTTTCTCGCACAAACAAAGCTGCGCCGCGAGCACGGCTCGCATACCGAACGCGAACGAATCACCGCCGCCGACTGGAAAGACGTGATAGAGCACACCGCCCGCGTCGATTTCCGGCGCGAGCCGATGAATCGTTGCGCCAACAAGTTGCGGGTGCATATCGTAGATGGCCCAGAAGTTGCAGGATGATCCCTTGTAGTAGGGCGAAACGCCCATGTGTATGTTGACCGGATCTTTGGGCGCGATCGCGTCGAAGAGATCCCCGCGAATCCAGGACGAGCCGAACACAATGACGATGTTGCACTCATCAACGATGCCCTTGATTTCGGCCAGCGGGATCGTGTCGAGCGCCCCGAAGGGAATTGGAAGCACTGTTACATTCGGGAGCGGGAACCCGATGTTGCCGAACACTGCTTTTTCGGCCTCTTCCATGCAGGCGAAATACCGGGTCAAGGCCGGATCGCCCCGGTCTCTTGCGCCCGTGTGCGTCCGAGCATTCTCCGCGACTTCCACCACGGCATAGACCCGATCCATGCATGTCGAGAGCCGGTTCAATAGGTCCAGGTGACGAGGGCAACTGCCCGTGAATACCAGTGCTTTCATTCCATCTCCTTGAGTAGATCCGCAACGTCCATGCGCGGGATTTCGAGCCTGGTCCCACCGGCCCGGTCCATGTTGGCCCTGAACCCGGCTTCAACGCCCATCTTGCGCAGAATGGCAAGGGTCTCGGCACTGTATGAGTTCGAGGGATGAGACATGACAATAGGCGCGGCCCCGGCCAGCAATTCGAGATCTGCCCTGTTGAGCATATATTCCCGCTCCTGTTCATCCCGTGGCTTGCTCGCAAAGGTCGTCGAGTGCGTATAGCCATGTAGTCCCAGGATGTGCCCTTCATCGGCCAGTTGCATGAGGTTCTTTGGAGTAAGCCAGAGATTCGTTGCCAGCGTTTCCGGCGTCATACCGAAACCTTCCATAACGCCGTCCATGATGGACTCGTAAGCGGTGTTCGACAGAACTTTGTCCCGCACGTACCGGAACCGGCGGTCGTCATCGGAGTAGAACGAGTATTCCTTGAGATACGATTCCGCTTCAGGCCGCAGCACTGCATCCAACAGCCCGGCAAAGTAGATTGACTTACCGGCCGTTTGCCAGAACCGCTCATAAAACTCGTTGATGTCGTGAAAGAAACGGCTCCGAAAGAGCCGGTAGATTTCCAACTTGTCGATCCAGCCGTGATAGATGCACGTGTAGACGAAAAAGAAGGCCCGAATGCCGCGCCGCCGGAGAATGGGTAGGGCCAGGTCGTACTGGCAGCGCAGTCCGTCATTGAAGGTCAGGCAAATCTCGTCCCGGATCTTGCCGTCCAAGGCACGGCGTATCCATTCGTGGGCCGAGAGCAGCGTGTACCGGGATTGCAAGTAATCAATGATCGCGTCCAGTTGATCCGGCGTGATCGAGCCTTGCGCGGGTGGCTTGTCCCCGGCCCGATGGAAGTGATGGAACATGATGCCGTGCGCCATTAACGGTCCTCCACGAGGGCCTGCCAGGGCAAGCCTTCTTCCATTTCCGCCTCGGTCCATTGCGTCCACGCTACCCAATTAAACCATTGCGTTCGATCCAAGAGGCGGGGATGCTCAATAAAGAGAAGATCCCGGTTCGCCACCGGCCCCGCCATGGTGCATCCCCCGGTAAAGACCGGAATGCCGCCGATCACGGCTTCCACCGCCGCGTTGCTGTCGTAGGTCACGAGCGCCCAGGCATTGTGGAACAGCTCGGTTAGGGACCAGTCCCGGAACACCACGCGGCCCGGTGCAATAGCGCACAGCTCTCCGTAGAGCTGGTGCGCGTCTTGTTCTTCTTTGGGATGGGGCTTGAATACGATGGGGCGGTCCGTTATGCGCTGGAGCGTGGCTACCACGTGCTTGTACCATACGCGGCGGTCGTTCGGCTCCCGCTCGTAACTCCACGGATAGCCGTGACACTGGTGCGCCAGGATGATGTGATCGCCCTTCTGTCGCCATGGTTTCGGCTCAATACCAAGCGCCTTCCATCGCTCAGGGCCGGGTCTTTCGAACGAGACATGCTCTCCGTAAGCATGGACCCCGTTCCGCGCGACGCCCCAATACGGCTCCGGAGTCTTTTCGCACCCCGCGCCAAAGCGCCGGTCCTGCCAGTGCCGCCAGCGGCGCAGGAACCCGTCCGTTATGGACAGAAACGGGATACCCCCATTGCGCAGATCCTCGTGCAGACCCTTGAGCGGTGCGCCCGCTCCCATCGCAACGGCAAAATCACAGTCCGGTGTAGGGCGGTTATCGGAGTCGAGAATCGTGGTATCGTGCCCACACCTTGCAACGCCGCTGG